AGCCAAGGCCATTGCCTTGCGCTTGTCTTTCTTTTCGTCTTCTTTGGCCTTGTCTTTTCTTCTATTAGCCGCTTTAGCCCGTCTTTCAATCGACTCAGCGACTTTCTTTCCTGCTCTTGCACCTTTGGCAAGACCACCGACTGATTTCTTAACGGGCTTTATTGTTTTAAATGCCTTATCAAAACCACCAGCTTCTTCAATAGCACCATCAATATCAAAATCGCCAAACATTTCTTCCGCTCTGTTTTTAGCCTGAGTCGAATTTTTTGATTTTTCAATGTAACTAAATGCGTTGTTAGCAGCTTCTCTTGGGTGGTCACCGCCTCTTCTTTTTAAATCAGCAATCTCAGCAGCATCAGGATAAGACATTGAATCCTTGTATTGCTGCTTAAGATCAGACTTAAATTTTGCGGCAAGTTTTATAAAGTTAGGCATTATCTCAACGCCTTGCCATAACCGCGCATTGCAGCACCTACACCGCGTGGCTTTCCTCTCTTGACCGCGCCACCTTTGGAGTAACCCTTCTTGGCCATGCCGCCTGCCTTCATGTATCCCATCTTGTTGCGTATCTTTTTAGGAAGCTTGGCTAATCCTTTCTTGTCTCTAGGTACTACCTTGCCGCCCTGACCGCCTGTTCTTGGCTCATCTTTTTTGTTGTTTTTACCTACTCCAACACTTCCAGATTTTCTTACTTCATCGCCATCTTTGTAGCCACGGGGCATCTTACCGCCCATCTTGCCACCCTTGGATGCCATCTTGGACTTCATCATGCCGCCGCCCATCTTCTTAACAGGCTTCTTCTTGCTGTCTTCAATACGGTCTTCAACGCGACCGATCCTTCTGGTCAAGCGCCTCTTCCTGCCTTCGTTCTCAGAACCCTCAAGACGCTTCTTCATCCTAGCAAGTCTGCGCTCACGGAATGTTTTCTTGCCGTCATCTTTCTTGGTCGTTGTTGTCTTTTTCTTTTTAGAATCTTTTGCGGCTTTTGCGGCAATACCAGAAATCATATCTTGATCTTTTCTGGTTTGGGATTTCTTTTTAGCTGAATCTTTTGCAGCTTTAGCGCCAATGCCAGAAATCATCTCTTGATCTTTTTCCATTTGGGTTTTTGATTTTGGTGCCAACGCAGTACCACCACCAATAATGGCTGCGGTACCAGCAGTTCCTGCACCTAACACCCTTCTTCCTCTTTTTTGCATTGTGCCAGCGGGATAGCTTCCAGGCTTACTTACCTTTACACCCACCGCCTCTGATGCTTTTTTCTCAGCTGCTTTGACAGCAGCTTTTGCTTTCTCTGCTTTTGCTTTAGCTTTTTCAAAAAGTGTTAAAGTTACTTTTGCTGCTTTATCTTTTCCGGCCATTGGATTACTCCTCAGTAATATGCGCGCTTAACTCGGTATATCTCTTCTTCAGCCTCGTCAGAATGAAGGTTAATGAAATTACCTTGCCTGAATCTTAAAATTGCCTGAGTCGTAGTATCCACATAATCATCATTTGGTGCAAACGGAAAAGCCGCACACTCTTCGATGACTTCATCAGCGAACACACGGTCAGGTGCCCAAACCATTCCAGCCTCAAATACAGGACTCACCGCATGGACGCGAGTCATCTTGTCATTGCCTCGACTCGGCCTGTAATTCACCACAGGAATCCCCATAGCCCTCAACTCATGGGTCAAAGGAGTCCCGCTTGCCTGGGACTCTATCAGTACCATGTCAGGTTTGTACTCATTGTACTGATCCTGCGCAACCATCTTGAGTTCAGGGAAATCCCACCGGCCTTTCTGTGCATCCAACAGAATAATCGCGTCACCTTTGCCCTCACCAGGAGAAAATACACCCCATGTGGTGATTGCACTGTAATCCGCAGTCTCTTTCTTGCTGTACGCGGTGTCATAACTTTGGATTATGTAATGACAGGAGGGTGGATCGTCATCATCCCAGATATTCCACCAGTCGCGCTTGATAATCGCACCCTCTTCCGAGGTAGGATTCTGCTGGTACTGCGCATTCCACTTGGTAACCGGAATCGAAGCCTTAACACTCTCCAATTCCTCCTTCTTCCAGAACTCAGGCCACAAAACTTCGTCGTTATCTTCAAAAATTGCAGGTAATTCAATGACTTCCCACTGATCTGCGTTGGTTTCGGTCTGCCGATTCAACAATCTGCCCGTTAAATCCATCGTAGACCACCGAGTCATGACAATTACAATAGCCCCACCAGGCTGTAATCGCTGTCTGGGACCAGATGTGTACCACTCATAGCAGGAATCCAGCAGATTCATGCTCAATGCGTCCTGCTCAGAGTGAGGATCGTCAATAATCAACACATCCGCGCCTCTACCCGCGATTGCACCGCCTACACCCGCCGCAAAATACTCCCCACCCTTGGCTGTCTGCCACTTACCCGCGCTCTTTGAGTCAGCAGCGAGGTTAACGTCTGAAAAAATACGCTTATATTCCTCCGTATCCATAAGGTTCCTTACCTTTCGACCAAAATTTATGGACAAATCCGCTGTGTGAGTTGTCTGCATAATTTTGAGCTTGGGCTGGAGTCCCATCATCCACGATGGAAAGTAAATAGAAGCAAATTCTGACTTGGTATGACGCGGGGGCATGTTGATAATCAGGCGTTTTAATTCACCCTTGGCTACCGCTGTCATGCGATCCGCGATTACACGGTGATGCTCACCCTCTATGAAGTCAGGCCAGATGTACCGGATATACTCCATGAAGGAGTCCCGGCACTTATCCTGTTTTTTTAAAAAATCAAGCCGCTCCTGAAGCTGGAGCATCTCTTTCATATCGCCTTCGGATAAATGGGCTAGATTGGTCAAATGATTTTTTTTTATAGTTGTGGGAGGTGAATGTTATATATATGTATAGAGTATATCTACTCTAGATAAGGGGGGTCGCCGCAAGCGCGCGAGCTCTTAGATTTTTTCGATTTTCGGCAAAGGGACCCGTGAGCTAATTTGTTAACGTGCGCGGCCTTGTTAAGCGATCGTCTATGCAACCTGGTAGACGATTAAAATGATAGTACGAATTGTTGTACATATTGATTTATTACCTGTACAATAACATCATGTTATTGCAATTAAGCACTAACAGTTATCAAGGAATGAAAATGAAAGATAAAGATAAAAAGCTATCTACACTGCAAAAAAGCGTAAAGCGATTAAAGAAAAAACTAGCAAAGCTAGATGACTTTAACGAGTACGAAAGATTGCAAAGTGTAATGTCCAGCATCAAAAAACCAAACGCGGAAATGGCAAAAACAAGATTTGATGTTACTGGCAAAGTATCTGGCACGATTACAATCAACGGCGAAAAGTGTGGTTATAGTATTAGCCAAGTAAAAGCACACAATAAGGCAACAATCACGCCACCAAAATAACCCAATCGGGAGAGTTGAAACACACTCTCCCATCAATTAAACTGTAACGACAAAGCAAAAGGAAATTACAATGGATATGATCAATAACGAAGCAACCAAGCTACAAAAAGATGCGCTAGTGAGAATATTTGAAAAGCATGTGCGCGATAGTGACCATGAGAATTTTAAAAACCTAGGATTTATTGACTGGGTCGAGCGTGATGTTCACATAGCATTTTCAAATTGCATAATGGCAATGGTGCCTAACATGATGCTGGGAATTGAAGTAGACGGCTACACTCATAGTTAACAATCTAATCGGGGGAGCTTGCTTCCCCACAAACAAAGCAAAAGGAAAATTAAATGAAAATATTAGGATTTGGATACGGAGTATGTATCAGTGTTGGACTAGGCATAGCATTATTGTATTGGACACAATCGGCAACGGCCAGTCACCTGGATATATTATTTCTAATAACAGCTGGCTTACTACTAGGAATGCCAATCGGGTCAGAACTAGAGACATTTGCTGTCTGGCTTTTCAAAAAGAAAAACAGTAAAAAGAAATAGCGCGCTGCTAGACTTAGGCAGGTGAGTGTGGGCGTCAGTCTATTCCTACGATCCCAGTGTTGTAGCCTGGGATCGTCAATAGAAATAGTTCGGGTGAAGTACAGCGCAGCGTGGGGATATGGCATCCCATTTTCAGCTGTCAACCTGGGCAACCCACACATATAAACATAAGGCCGCAAGGCCGCAAGCCAGAGCTCGCGCTCTTAAATAAAAAAAAATAGGCCGCAAGGCCGCAAGCCCTGGTCAAAATCTCATGGTCAAAAACGACCACAAAAAATCCCAGGAAACGGCCAAGCAAATACTTTTATTTATAGGTGCGCATGGTACAATTGAAACTCCAAAGCAAATAGGATAGTCGAATGGAATTGATCACAGTTAAACAAGCAAAGGAAAATATAGGCGGGTTATCTAACCCGTCGAAAATGCCCGACGATTCTCAATCGTTCGGGATATCTGCCAAGAAATGCAAGACTGGTGCGCAGCTGGCCAAGATTGCCGGTTCAATCTGCGAAGAATGCTATGCGCTAGACGGGTTCTATATCATGCCGTCAACCACTAAAGCGCACGATAAAAGAATACAAAAGATCTACTCTAAAGAATGGGTGCCTAGCATGATTGAACTAGCCAAGCGAAAACCATTCTTTCGTTGGTTCGATAGTGGCGACATCCAAAGTATGCGCATGCTAACCAACATCGTTAAGATCGCGCTTGCGGTTCCGACCACTACGTTCTGGTTACCAACAAAAGAAAATAAGATTGTCGCGGCATACCTAAAAAAGCATGGCGCTTTCCCTAAGAATCTAATCGTCCGAGTATCCGCTCCAATGATAGACGGCGCACCACCTAAGCGATTTGAATTGACCAGTACAGTTCACAAGGTAGGCGCGCCGGTCGGTCATGAGTGTAACGCGCACAATCAAAACAATAAGTGCCAAGACTGCCGCGCATGTTGGAATCCATCAATCAAAAATATTTCTTACAAATACCACTAAAGGAAAATGAAAATGAAAAGAATGTATCAAGTCGAAGTAGTTAAGCATGTCATAGAATCTTATGAGGTCGAAGCGACCAGCCAAGCACATGCAGAAGAATTAATATCGCGCCTGGATTTTTATAATCTTGATGCGATTAACGGAAAGTATGTAGACCATTGTCGGTTTGAGCATGTCGAGTCAGACATACTCGACCTGGAAATAATGGTTGACGGCTACATGGAGGTGGAATAATGAAAACCTATCAAATAAAAATAGATGTTCGAGAAACTCACCTATACGAGGTGAAAGCAAACAGCGAAGAAGAAGCCGAGCAAAAATTACTTATGAGGGACAGCTGGCCCGACATAACCAAGACAGGTTCAGCAGATATCGAGTACATAGATTGCGAGGCAAGCGAACAAGAAATTTACGAGATCGAGGAGGTGGAGTAGTGAGAATCATAGGATACAAAACAGAAGACGGTTTTAAGTTTTACTTTAACGACGATGGCGAACTAACCGATGGCGACCTGGTCTGGAGTTCTGCCGAAGAATTACTAGCCACCATCGAGGCCGACCCGATATATGAGGAGTGAGCGAGAGCTCACACCCTCCCGCCTGGGCCAGCAGCATGCATTAGCCTGGGCGACAACACCCACCCGCCTCGATCGAGGTCGCAAGCAGATCCGCGGATCGATGAAGGCCGCAAGTATATAGACCGCAAGCTCGCAAGCATTCGAGCTCTAACATATTCTGCGAGGCCGCAAGCCCAACCCCAAAAAAAGTTCGCAAGGTCGCAAGCTCCCAGACGCACGCACAGGCTCGCTACGGGCCGCAAGCGGAGGGGGTGTGGATAAGGGGGAGGAAGGGTCAAATCCTCCTGTACACAGAGAGGAGGAGGGGGAGGGTGCGATTCCCACCCCCAAATACACCCCAATACACGCATTTTTATAACAGGTATAGAAAGTTATTGTTTTTGATATAGCAATGCACTATTCTTGAGAAACCACAAAGCAAATGGAGATACGAAATGAAGAAATATGAAGTGACCGTAACCAACTATATTGAAAGGACTTATGAAGTCTACGCAGAGAACGAAGAATCTCTTGGCAATATGTGCTGGGATGCTGGGCCAGATGTTGTGAAGTTAGAGCAAAAAAATAATCCAGACTGTGCAATAAAGTTTGTCAGGGAAGAGGAGTTCTATACTTACGACCTTGCAAATGTGGATTGGTCTTGGGCTGTGATTAAGCAGGAGGAAAATGATGAGAATAGATAACAACATGGGACCATTCCAACCCAAACCGGATGACCCAGCACTAGACTTGGTCGGCAACAAAACCCCCATCACTTTGAAGAACATCAAATACTCTTCAAGGTTCAGCAGGGAGACACACCTATTCCAAGCAACAATCTACATGGATGGCGAACGCGCCATGAAGGTATCCAACGATGGGAAGGGTGAACTTAACCAGTACTACCACACCAGAGGTCAGAGCCATCATGAATTCAAACGTCAGTTTGAACGAGCGATACAGATTGCCGCTGACTATGCAGAAGAAAAAACTGCAACCAGTTATCTGTTGGATGAACTAATCAATGAACTGATGAACGAATACTTTGCCCTCAAACATATGCGCACCGAGATGAAAACCAAGACCATCTTCTACGACAAGAAGCTGAAGAAAGTTTTTCACCACGACCACAAACCAACGCCCGAAAACTTATCTTATTTAAAACGAAACTCTAGGAGTGGGGTCTTGTTTTTCAACGACCTTCCCGAAGCGGAAGCCTTTTACTATTGGAGGAAGATTTAATGGAAGCTAATAAAATTATTGAAACCATACTGCTTAATCATAGATTCAATCTTGAATACACTGGAGGAGGTTGCACCTGCTTCACAAGCAAGATTGATACTGACCATTGGATTATGGTCACGGATGGTGATGCGGGTACTGACTTTGAAGGACAAGTATGGATAGGTTTATACCGAGGCAATCCATTTGAGAATCAGGAGATCATGCACATGACTGCTGAATTAGATCTGACAATCGCGCATGGCATTGATGACACCATAAGGCTGTTGTCTTACTTCCAACCCAAGCTACGAGAGTGGTTCCAAGAAAAGGAGAACTCATGAGCGATCTTAAATGGTACTCAATTCAAATGGCAGATGGAGGTTCATGCGAATGCTCTGCCTCCAACCTAGTTGAACTCGTCAAAGAGGTTAACAAATTCATGCGCACCATGTGCTATCACGAGGATGAAATAATCACCATTGATTGCCTTGGTGAAAAGTGGCAAGCAACCCCAATGAAGGAGAGCAACCATGAATAGCGAACAACTTGCTGAAAAAGTATGCGAACAAATCAAAGAAGACTTGCTTTCAACGGACGCTCCGCTTCATGAGATGTTGAGACTGATTGCAGATACAGATGCAAAGAAATTTTTAATTAATTATTTACCGGAGGAAAAAGCTCATGCCTGAGTTCAAAGTCACCGTGATCAGCGGATACAAGATGATCTATTACGTTCAAGCCAAAGATTGGGAAGAGGCCGAAGACGTTGTTACCAGAGGTGATTGTTCCCCAGATTTTGAAGAATACACCCGTGATCAAGTTGATACTGAGGAGGTCGAAGATGAAAGTACTTGATCTTTTCTCAGGTATTGGCGGCTTCTCATTAGGCTTGGAACGGGCAGGTATGTCCACGGTCGCCATGTGTGAAAAGGATCCCTATTGCCGAAAGATACTGGCCAAGCATTGGCCTGACCTAACAATCCATGAAGACATAAGGAACTTAGATGGAAAAAGATACGCCGAATCAATTGACCTTGTTTGCGGAGGCTTCCCCTGTCAGCCATTCAGTGTTGCAGGAAAGCGAAAAGGAACTAACGATGACCGTCACCTCTGGCCTGAGATGCTTAGAGTCATCAAAGAATCCAGACCAAGATGGGTTATTGGAGAGAATGTTTTTGGGTTCATCAATATGGCACTCGACGATGTGCAAGCTGACTTGGAAAGAGAACACTACGAAGTCAGGAAATTCGTATTACCGGCTGTTGCCGTCGATGCGAAGCACCGAAGAGATCGCATCTTTGTTGTGGGCTACGCCAAACACGATGGACTCTTTGCCTCCTCGCTCACCGGAAGCCATGATGAAACATCTGGACCATCCAAAACGAAGAGGACAAAGAAGGCCAGAGAATCTGAGGGAGCAAGTAGACGCAAAGACGATGGCATTATTTCCGACTCCAACAGCCCAGCAGTATGGGACAGGACAGAACGGCAAGAGATCGGACGGGACCACTTACAAGCAGGCAGGCAAACCATCACTCCAAACGATGGCACTGCACAATCTATGGCCAACTCCGACAGCCATGAACGGTGGAGAGAAAGTAGCACCGAGTCACAAGGACGGGAGTCACGGATGGAACACGGGAGCCGCAGTTCAGGACTCACTGAGCGACAACCCAACCAAGCTCTGGCCAACACCAACAGTTCATGGGAACAACAACAGAAAAGGGATCAGCAAAAAGGCTGGGGATGGTCTGGCAACAGCAGTCAAGATGTGGCCGACACCCAGAGCGAGCGAGTACAAGGACTGTGGTCCGGTCGGGAGCAAGAGCCACACGCACATGAGAGACAGGAGTTACCTATGTGCGAAAGCCAAAGACCCAGACCAACCTACTGGGAAGCTGAACCCTGCGTGGGTCGAGTGGCTGATGGGGTTCCCAACAGGGTGGACAGAATTAGAGGACTAGGTAATGCCGTTGTGCCTCAGTTGATACAGGCGATAGGTGAACTAGTAATCAAAGCAGACAAGGAGATGCGTAGTGGTAGGTAAGAAGCAAAGCAGTGGCGGCTTGAGGGATAACTCAAGCTCGCTACATGAATTCAAGAAAGAAAGAAACTTCACATGCGAGTGGTGTAAGTCACCATTCAAGAGCGTGCAAGTTAACGCAAAGTTCTGCTCATCTGCTCATCGTCTTAAGGCATGGAGAGCTCGGAATGCTTCAAAGAAAAAGAAAGCACTTACCCCTCTTGACAGGAAGGGTAAAAACTTCAGGCCGTTTCGCCTGGTGAAATCTCCTCCGGTTCAGGATCAGACTCAACCTCAATGACATCCTGATCGAGGATTTCGGGCGCAAGTTCGGGCGCAAGGTTGTTGGATTCGATCAGCTTCCTTAGCCTGGATTCGACCTCATCACGATCCATCTGGTCGATACGCCCATGCTTAATCTCTTTCTTCTCAACCATCAAGCCTGCAAGCTTTGCTTGTACGGCAGCACTGTACTTACCATCTTCAACAGCACGGTCCCTGATCTCCTGAAGGTCACGCGCTACTCGCTCAAAGGTAATCTCATACTTCTTCTGCTCACCCTCTTGCAGCTGCCTGATCTTAGCTTGAACATGCACATACTTAGGATGTCTCAACAGTTGGGTCGCAACTTCTGCGGGGTGTGAGTAGCCTGCTCGAAGAGCGCACTCAGTATTAGTCAAATCCTGATAGACATACATCTGCACAAACTTCTGTTGCATCTTGCTCAATGGAATCTCTCGCTCCTTCTTCAGAGCATGCTGATGGGGATCATTAAGAATATCTTCATCGACATCGATCGGCTGTAGCTGTTGTGCTGTAGTCATGCTCATGATTCTAATCTAATTAGTTTTTCTCATTCAACAATATTTTTTCTCGATGGAATCCTGGTCGGCTTTTGGAATGCCTGCTTAATCCAAACAACTGAGACTTCTTCGGTGCAATGATCAGCCCATGTAACCTGGGATCATTACCGCTCATGCCCACAGGTATCTCATGTATCACACCTCCCTTGTTAAGATACTCATCCACCATCACACTCAGCTCCTGACTTTCTTCTGCTTTTGTCTTATCCATTTCATCTCCTTTCCACTCAGCTAATTTTAATTAATTTTATTTTTTTCTAAATTTTTTTTTATTTTTTTCCCCTTCCTCTAAGAGGGGAGAAGGGGGTTCCCGTTGGGGAGAACTAGTAAGAGTTCTCTCCCCCTCTTTAGAGGTGCCCCTACTGCCCCTTGCCCCTGCCTTATAAATCAATAACTTACAGCGCGTAGGGGCAAGGGGCACGCAAGGGCACGCTGCCCCTGCTGCCTATGCTGCCCCTACTATATAAATCAATGACTTAGCTCATTAGTCACAGGGGTAGGGGCAAATCCAAAACACCCCCTTGCCCCTACGCTTTTGCCCAAAGGTAGGTCGGTCCCGAACCTAGAATTCACTTTAACTTTGCCCCCTAACTGAATTTAACTCACTTTCATACCGAGACTTTACCCTCTCTCTTCTCATGATTGACTGCTCAGAAAGTTGATTAATCATATTCGTTCTCTTTACACCATCAAAAAATTTATCTATGTCAAAGTCAGCACTGGGTAAGTCCTCAAACTTCGGTATAGGTTTCGGTTTATTCTCATCACTAGAGAGAACCATTTCGGCAGGAAAGCAGTAGCCTTGTCCTGAATCAATAAAGAGGCTCGAGCCACTGCTACTAGTATGAAAATCAACTAGAGCGACATTGCTTGTGTTAGACCTGAAGGTAATACCCGCTCCATGATCTCTCATATCCACAACCCGATTGTTTTGTATCGTATCTTTCTGTGTATTGCTCTTACGATACATAGGTTTAAACGACTTCTTCAACCCCGCCTTGTTGTACTTGGGTTTGTATCGCTGAATCAACATCTCTTCCCAATGATTCATTCGATGCTTCAAGCACGGCATGAGCCTGAAGTAATCAAAGTCCTTGTCTTTATTGTGACTGCCAATTCGGCTGTAAGCATTGATGCTTTGACCTATGTAGACTATCTCCTCATCCTTGAACAGAGCATAGATAGAAGGTCTATTCATATTCCTTTGTAGTTTAATTTCATTCTCCTTTGCTTTGGGCCATCTCTTTCAACTCCTTCGATATCTTTCTCATCTCAGCCAGGGTATCTTCCATCTGATCGAACATCTCAAGCACTCGCTGCACCTTGTCCTCTGTTAGTTCCAATTCAATTGTTACCTTCGGCATTGATTCTTTTCCTTTCTCGGTGTTAAGATGCGTTCACCCTTTTGCTTTGGGTGTAACCTCACTACCAACCCCCTGAGTTACTCCCCTTCGAGGCCACTCTCTCTGGTAGTGAGGTTTTTTTAACAAACTTCCCACTTTAATTTTTGTTGTAAAGGATGCGTGTCCACTCTGGGCCTGCTCCTTACGTTCCATCCCTGACCAACTCTAGTTGTTGCCTTACCAACGCATCGCCATCCTGCTCCACGCAGACTAGCGCCACCCTCAGACTCCATCGTATAAGTGATCAAGCTTGTGTACCCCATTGCCTTTGCAGCTTTCCATGCTGTCGCATACAACATCGAGCATGCGTTGCGCGTACCATCTGTGCAGCAACGATTCACCTCAAGAGTCCAGCCGTCATCAATGTGTCTGGATACGGGCCTTCCCACAATAGCTACACCCCTGACCTCATCATCCTTCGAGACTGCAACACAAAACTTTGCTCCAGGCACAGGCTTATGATGTCTATGATGCTGCTCAACAAATGCGTTAGCCTCATCAAGATTGATTGGGGTGACTGCCAAGCTCATACTCCGCACATCCCTTCGCATTCATCCATGAAACTAAATGTAATCTGATCCTTCGCTGGGTCGGCTAAGTCAGCCTGACTTAATGGGACCAGGCTACGGTGAATGTATAGCTTCTGTGTTGTCTTACTGAATCCCTTTCTTATCCTGTCATCCACCTCGACTGCCTGCTCCCAGGAGTCTGGGTCATTTGACTGCATGTCACGCCATGCTTTGTTACTGTGATAAGGGCAGAAGGTACACGCGCTCTTCGAGGGTAACTCGTTGTAGCCGTTGTCTCTCATCCACTCAAGGCACTGTAACCTGCTCATCCTTAACTCAAGCAGCGGCCATCGATTGTTAATCCACTTCTCATTAGCATCCTTCATGCGCTGTATCTCATCCTGGGAGATGCCTATCCACTGCTCTACATGATCAGCAGGGATGCGCTGACGGGGCTTGTACCCTGCCAGTTCACGGATCTTCTTAATGATAGGCACAACCTTATACTCAGTCGTACACTGCCTACGCAGCAGCCCCTCACCAACACCTTCAGGACTGCTTGTAAAGAATGGTGGCGTAGCGAATCGCTTTGTCCCATCCATGATATCCTCAAGCAGATTGCCCTTACTCACTCGTATAATAGGAAAGGGCAGCTGTTCTTCCAGCCAATCGAGCCAGTCGTACACCGCCTTGGGTTCAGCCATAGTGTCTGCAAAGATCGCATAGTCAGGCATGGGGGTGATCTCACCCTTAGCTGCCATAAGAGCCATGACACTTGACTGCACGCCTGCTCCGAGGCTAAGGATTGTTAATTTCTGTTTTGTACCCATCTCTATACCAGTGGATGTTGCTTGAAAGCTTTTCAAACTTCTCTATCTTATCTTTATGATTAGCCCAGAAGATATCATCCGTCACTCGAAAGTCTCCTCTGACTTCAACAACTTCTATACGGATATGAGGATAACGACTTTCCATGCGCTCCTTAACCTCATGTGCATCTTCCTCGATTCTGTAACGGCCATCCATGTATGGCGTGCCGACAAACAGCACAAGGTATCCATTCTCTTCGTTAAAACTATGTCTACCATCACCTATCATCATTCAACCTCCCAAGGTCGTTGCATTTCGTTGGATGCAAGATAGTGCCACACTGCTTGACCAGGCACCGCATGCGTCTTGACTATATTACCCTGATACTTCTGCACATAACTCACTGCTTTCTGCGCAGCTTTGTTACCGCTGCTCATCTTCGCATTGTGCAAAGCTTCCTGGGCCAGGATCTCTAACTCCTTACGCTTATAGAAGGTTGTACTGCTCATCGCTTCAACAACCACCTTAGCTATCTTGACTTCATCTTCTTCACTGATCTCTTTCTTTTCTCTGGGTGTCCACTCGTTAACCTTCCACATGCCCTCATCAAAGTTGAAGTGGG